CAACATCTCTCCAATATGCGCTCACAATAAGCGTCAACAAAAGGTTTAGCCGCCTTAGCGACTTCACCATCTTCCTTAGCTAATCGCATTAACTCTTCGCGACTTATGTCAGGTAGCATTTGCTTGCCTCCTTTAAGTTGAGTCATAATTCCCATCGTTATCTGCTGTATAACTTCTGGAGCAAGGCCAAGATTCGACAGAACATTTGCTATAACATTCGGTAGTTGGTTCTGTTGTTCTATCTCTGTTTCACTTATGCCAATATACTTTTCAGTATTGTTAAAGCCCATTTCTTGAATTACCTGTTTAGCTGTGTTAAAGACACCGACGGGACTTGCAACGCCAAGCTGCATTAACTGTGGCAATATGTTACTTAGCATAATCATAAGATTTTGAATCGTCAGCTGCTTATCTTGCAATCCGATGTTACTGGTAATCATAACGTCGAATTCCCCTTTTATGTCGTCCGGCTTAAAATCGAAAAATTCGTTAGCAACCCGGAACGTAAATTCCCTGTCCAAATATTTTGTGTTTAGTTCTATTAAGTGCTTGTAAAGCGGGATAAGCCCGTTTTCTGCGCCATCTCTAGCCATTTTTCTCAAGCGCTGTTGTGACGCAGCCATTATTTTTGATATGCCAGTAGCGGTCTTGTTTAAACTGTCTGAGTCTAAGCCTTGATTATATTTGGTAATCCCTGTTTTCTGTTCACTCCAAGAATTGATGAACTCAATAAGATTAAAAGTTTCAGAGCTCATCTCGTATTTTGGCATCGCTTGAATAAAATCGTTTATTGTGCGATTTCCCGATAAGTTAAGCCTAATTATTTGCTTGCCATCAATTAAGTCTTGAACCGCCTTACTGTTGCTTTCGTCTACCGCAAATTGCCGCGCATTGTTTTGACTTGTGTTAATGATAATCTGCTTAATGAGTGCAGTTTTCAGATCTTGAATATCTTGCAGGTAATCAGCCACAGCCTCTTTCCACTTTTGATAAGAATTTGCATAAAAAGATATAGTAAAGATCGGGCTTTTGTCATATTCCCAAATATCGGCACTTAAAAGCCTGCCATTGCACATTGCAGCGTGAATATACTCAAGCTCTCCGTCGCCGTCTACATCATAAAAGCCGTAGCAATCGTGCAGTAGAACAAACTTGCGCGGTTCTTGCCCATCGCGCTCACTTACGTCATAATTCGTATCGTGCTCATTTCTTGCGTAGTTTGACATAGCGTCAGCAATTGAGCGCATTGTGTTGCTGTCTTCTGATACCGGGTCGATGAAAGGGAAATCGTTTCCAACGTTTCGATATTTCTTTGACTTCTCGCCATTCACAAGTTCATCAAACGGGACGTACCTTCTGTAACACTCGAACATATTACGCCCGCGACTATCTTGCTCCGGAGTGAAGACGTATTCGCCCGGCTTAACGTTTCGTAAAACAGGCTGGTTTGAAGTCATTACGCGCTCTTTTATAAGCAAGTCATAAGTTCCGTCTTCGTTTGCAATTACCTGTTTTATCGAACTAGCATTGCCTTCGTCCATCGAATAGAATTCGTCGGCAGTTGCGCGATACCAATTGAATTTAGTTTTTTCTGTGCGTTCCCAATTCAATACGACTACACCAAGACCGGCCTCAATAGCATCTCTACACCACTGGTCAATCACAACGTAGCTATTGTTCTGCGTCTGCATCTGAAACTGAATTATTTTTTCGAGAGCCTCCGGGTTATCTTCCGGGCTGCGACCAAAAATTCCAACGACTTTATCTGCACCAAAATAGACTTCTGTAAAAGAAGGCATCATCCATTCAACTATGTCTTTAACATCGCTACTGGTAAACGTGCTTTTTTCGCTAAGCTTAGGCATAGCTTTTTTGTAGTATTCATCGTTTGCGTGAAGCAAGTTATATCGCATTATTACGGCATCAGCAATGGACTCTGAAAAGAATCGCTCGGCTTTCTGTGCGTCGATTATAAGCAAGTCTAACAACTCATCATCGCTAATCTTAATCTTTTTCTTTCGCTCGTGTTCTTTTAAAAACTGCATATGCTTAGTCTCCTTCTACATACTATAAATAGTTGGGATTTTATCATCATCAATCTCGGTATCAGAAAATTTACGATATTTAAGCTCTCTCTCACCTGCATACATCGCCGCATACTGTAACGCGTCGTGAACGTGTGAGTATTGATTTTTGTCGGGAGTTTCTTTGAAACGTTCGTCGCCTACAACCTGCACCCTGATAAACTTATAACCACCTAAAAAGCCTTTTCTTAACTGCCTACACTTGCGGGATAATTTAAAAAGTGGGGCTCCATCAGAGAGACGAATCAGGAAGCTTGCAACAGTTTCGCGCCTACGCAAAAAAGAATTGCTTGGTGCCGTATCTGCCTTAAAACCAAATGAGTTGATTGCCTCTATGCAAGTGCTTTCCGAGTCTGTTTGAGAACGTTGGGCACCTGCCGGGTCGCCGACTACATATATACTGCCATCATCAAAAAAAGGCTTATAGTACATATTTATGTGCGGCATAACGACATCACGCATAAACTGTTTTATACCCATCTCTTTTGAAACAAGCTCATCTAAAACATTGATTCCACCTCGCGGCGTGAATTGCACAAAAACGCAAGCAGGAGTTAAACCGAAGTCAAAACCTATCACAATCGGCAAATTCTGCAATAGATATATATCCTCAACAGAGTGCAGATCATCGTTATACTCAGGATATACAACTTTGCCTTCCATCACAGATCCGTATTTTCCCTCAACATAGACTTTTATCCACTCGCGATTTTTGCCGGCTATCATATCTAAGTAGTAATCATAACCTTTGCTAAGGTTCCTTATGTTTTCTGCTTTCGGATTGCCGCGGTATCCGTTTTGTGTCTGAATCAATGCAGGCGGTTGTCTGAAAAATTCCCAATTTACCGGCGTTTCCTCTTCTGCTAACCGATAATACCAATGATCCTCATCCATCGGGTTAGTATCCATAATAACACCACTCCAAGAAGCTCCGCCATCGTTTATGTCGGGGTATCGTCCCACGCGAGATGTCAGACCGTCTAACACTGCTTTCGGCACTTCTCGACATTCGTTAATCCAACCGCCTGTTAACTCTAATGATAAAAGCTTTTTAACTTGGTCGGGGCGGTCTAGTGCAATAAAAAGAATCTCTAGCTGCATTGTTGTTCCGTCTCCGAGTTTTTGAGACATAGCGCCGCGAATAGGACTATCATACACGATCGGGCAAACTGAATCATCTACCCACGCTTGCCAAGTCTTTATTGTTGTAGTCTTGAGTTCGCCGTATGTGTTTCTAATCGCTGCCCACCTGCTTTTTCTGATATTCGAGGGATTCGGGCGCTGTCTGATCGCGCGTGACAGAATCTCCATACAACAGGCAACAGATTTTCCCGATCCTACCGGGCCCATTAGACCTCTAACGAAGGCGTCGGAGGCGTGAAATAGCGCTGGTGTTTTTTCCGCGTTGTATATTCTCGGTTTTCTACTCATACTGACTTCCTCGTAGTTACTCACTTGCACACTTACACACTTACATACTTGCGCTTATGCTTTACCGCTTTTACCGCTTTTGCTGCCTTTGCTGCTTTACTGCTCTCACTCTGATTTTACACTAACATTTCCACTTTTACACTAAGATTTTTTTGCGGCAGACTTTGGCAGACTTCGCGGCATATCTTCGGCAGACTTCGCGGCATATTTCCCGGAGACCTCAGAGACCTCAGAGACCTCAGAGACTTCCCGGCAGACTTCAGAGACTTCGACAGAATCTCAGAGAATTTTTGCAAACTTCGCAAACTTCGCAAACTTCAGAGACCTCGGAGACCTCGACAGACTTCGCGGCAAACTTTCGGCAAACTTCCCGGCAGAATCTCAGAGAATTTTTGAAACTCTGACAGACTTCAGAGACTTCAGAGACTTCAGAGACTTCAGAGACTTCCCGGCAGATATTCAGCTAATCTCTGAAACTCTCTGACAGAAACTC